GCATTTAATGTACTTGCTGTATGTACTGCACCAGTAGTTCCACTAACTGTAAAGTTAGATGTATCAACTGCAATACCAGCGTCTGCATTAAGAATGCCTGACAATGTTGTTGTTCCTGTAACACCTAATGTGCCACCAACTGAAGCGTTGTCGTCAATTGTCATACCACCAACATGCATTGGTGCATACCCTGATGTGCCTTCTGTGGCATCAATATTTACTGTTGTACTTGTTTCGTCGTCCGAAACATATACTGCAACAAATTCATCAGTTGACTCTTGCCACCCGATGAATATATTTGTGTCTGCGGCTGTTGTACCGTTACCACGGTATCCCAACAGCCCCAAATCGTGTACCCCTGTTCCTTGATCTCGTGCTAAAATTATAATCGGATCATCCGTGGACATATTCACTGTGTCAATCGTTGTAACTGTACCATTGACATCTAAACTACCATTAACTGTTAAATCTTTAGTTACTGTAAAATTGGTCGTATAGACCATATTGTCTTCAAGCTTGGCCTCAGTAACTGAGTTGTTGACTAGCTTGGTACTACCGACGATCGTTGCATCGGTGATTTGATTATTTTTAATTCGTGTGACTGACATAATAAGCTCCCTAATAATTAGCTTATATTATTTATATGAAATTAAGAAAAATTTATGTACGTGCTTATTATAGCTAAATAACTGTTCTTTTATAATTACTAAATTGTATACTAGTATAACATAGTAATTATGTAGATATGGTTGCGCCAAGTGCTACTACTTTCCAATTAGACCCGTTGTATACAGCTAAAGTAGGACTTCCTGTATTACCATCTGATACATAGATTATTTGTCCTGTTGCTTTGTCACTTAATGCATTTGCTGTTGCAACTGTATAAACTGGTAATTGTATGCTATGGGCATTTGTTGCATCTATGATTTTAGTCGACGATATTGTGACTATATCGGTACTAGCGGCCCTAAGTGTAACAATATCTCCTGACTCGATGGATACTTTATAAGTCCCTGTTGCATTTGTTATTGCATTTACTGTTACTAGTTCTGATAAAAATCTCACTTCAGCAGTATCACCTGTTTTTGGTGCTTCGATAAATGTAATGCTTGTGCCTGCAACCGTGTAACTATCACCGGGAATTTGCACAACACCATTAATGCTAACAATTATTGTTTCTGCCGTAGCAGTTTGATTTAATGTAAAAACTACAGTACTGCCATCACCAGTAAGTGATTGGCTAGTTAATGCCGCAAATGCCGCTGGGCCAACAACAACCCAATCACTACCGTCCCATATTTCGGGATAACCCATATCTATGTTAAATCGCAACGTATAATCTACAGGAGAACCTGGCTGTTGTGCTGTAGTTCCTCCTGGAATACTAAAACCATCTGTGCCAATTATTCGAACTATTCCTGACCCATCTGCTGTTATTGTAAGATCTGTATTTGTGTTAGATTCGATTTTATCCAAAATGAGTGTTGCTGTTCCAGTGTCGAACGTTAAACCAGCATCATCGGATAATATACCACCTTGTTTCATTGTAATACGAGTATTTGTTAAATTTAACGCATTTGCTGTACCGGTAGTAGTTAAACCTACTACATCAAGATCACTAGATACACCAACATCACCTGTAACGGACAAATCTTTGGATGGCGTAGGATTATTAATACCGACACGATTATTAACAACATCCAATAACAATAAATCAGTATCAAACGCCAGATTTACACCGTCTCTAAGTAAATTGTCTTTAAGCATTTGGCCAAAAATTCTACTAATAGCCATTATGCAACCTCCGTACTTCCGAGGTTATGGATAATATTTACTGGAACTGTAGCTGGAGGAGCTTCGGATACGAATGTAATAGTAGTTCCTGCTACTGTATAATTTGTTGTAGGAATTTGATAGATACTACCAACAAATACTAATATTAAATCAGCATTAGATACAGATTCTGTCATCGGACCAAACGCGGTTGTAGAACTATCACCAGTAAACGAATCAACTATAATGTTAGTATTACCTTGTTTGGATAGTGTGCCCCAGATAGTTCCATCGAAATATTCTACTTTACCAATAGTAGTATTAAATCGCAAATGCCCAAAGACAGGGATAGTTGGGCGTTCGGATGCATCTCCTGCCGGAAGAGCTATAGCCGCATTACCATACCCTACCCTACGATTTTTAACATAATATCCCATTAATTATTCTATTAAATAGCTACATAACTAGTAATAGCTGTTATAGCTGAAGCACCGCTTGCGATAACATTTACAAGGTCGCCATCTTCTAATAGAATTTTTTCTCCACCTTGATAGATAACATATGTATCCCCCGATGTTATTGGTAAATCTTTGAGCATAATATTATCATCTCCGACCCCGTCGCCGCTAGGCACAATATGTACGCTAACAGTCTCATTTCCGATGCTATAGTTACATAATGTTATTAATGTTATTGCATTATTACCAGTACTTGTATATACTGTGGTATTAGAAGTTCCTACTGAACTTGTTTCAATTGTCATATAAAACCCTTAAAAAATTATTCCAAACACGATTGCTTTAGTTTTCGAAACTAATTCATCCTCTTTTGTTGATTGTTTAAAAAATAAGCCTGAACCGCCTGAATTTGGTGTCTTAGCATATAATTTATTGTAATTTACTACCGACGATGGATCAGATGCCTGCTCTTGTATACTGATTCCACTTCCTGTACCAGAATCACTATTAATCCTTAGCTCGCCTGATGCAACAGGTTCAATAGTAATATCAAGCGTATCTGTTATACCGTTTGAATTGGTATCTTCTGCTACTTTACTGACTATCTTCCACCCATTAACATCTAAATCACCGCCTAATGCAGGAGATGAATCATTGTGTACATTAGCAATACTAAGCCCAAGCGAAATATCGCTCCACGTTATTCCATCGTTAGTTAATTGCCACTTATCTGTGGTTTCGTTATAACGAATACCAACCGGAAGCTCACTACCTCTATCTATTTTAACACCCGCAGATGCTAATGGGCCATCAGATTCCGTCCATTCTGTTTTAGTAATACCAGCACCACTTTCACCATCATTTAATCTGATAACATTATCAGTAACAATTAAATCAACAGATTCAACTTCTGTTGTAGTTCCTTGTACATCTAAATTACCAATAACAGTGAATTTATTTGTTGTAATGAATATCTCATTACTAACTAATCCTGTATCAGGATCAACTGTTCCAATGTTATAATTACCTGCAATTCGTTTTGTTAGACTCATAAATTAAACCTCTTATCTGTTATTTATCTGTTTTAAAAACTCGTCTATATCAACTTCGGTTAGATTCTTAACTTTAAGTAATTGGTCATATGTCTTGCTATGCTCATTGATAACACGGATAAACTTAATATCTGGATGCTCGGTCATTACTGTAATAAACTGTTCAAGCCAGATTTTTCCATGCAATTTTGAAAATGCACGATCTGATTTCTTATAATGCCTAGTATCTGCATAATAATTATTAACTAATTTTGTTACTGTTCCTAAATCAAATCCTAAGAGATATATTACATTATGATCCTCTGTAGTAGCAATATGTAATGCATTGGTACCACTATTAAAGTTTTGCCACGGTAATTCTAGCATTCTTGCGCCTGAGTCTGGCGTTATCATTCTTGTATAAAATCTATTTTTAAGAGCATATCCTGACTCTTGTATAGCATCAGATATGGGTTTATCTTTTGCTACTAATACATCTGGCGTAAATTCTCTATATAAAGCATTACAACCATATGTCATTCCGTGCTTTTTAAGATCATTTAAGTCCATACCTTCTCTACTTTTACCATTTCCGATAACAAACGCTGTCATTGAAATTTTTCTTGGAACATATCAATAGGAAGATGGGAAAAATTATCTAACATCAACAATGCAGGGAACGAAGCACTTTTGTCGTTTGTTACCCTAACAAAACTAACTGTTGGATTACTTTTTATTATTTCGAGTGTCTGTATAAGCCAATTATCACCTGTTGTGGGTTCATCTAATGATTTTTTATAAAATTCTGTATCAGCATAGCAATTATTGAATGTATTGCCAGTACTTCCATAATCAAAACCTAGTATATAAATCATTGTGTGATTATTTGCTGCAAGATGTAATGCGTTAGGACCACTACTATAACCTAACCTAATACCGGATGATATACGTTGATATGTTTCACCTAATTGCAATGCGCCTAAGTCCGGCAATGGGTTCCTTGTGTAGAATTTATGCTTTAATGCGTACCCTGATTTTTCTATTTCTTTTGCTATTAGTGGATCACATGCAACTAATACATCAGGTGTAAATTCTCTATATAAAGCATTACAACCATATGTTGTTCCATTATTTTTTAATTGAGATAAATCTACAGATTTTCTACTTAGTCCATTTCCGATAACAAATCCAGGCATATTGCTATTTAATCAGTTAGAAAAAACCCCCTAAAAAAGGGGGTTAATATTATTATTATTATAATATATTATTATGCGTTATCTAATACAATGGTTTTTCCTACCGTTGCCGATACTAAATTCCAGCCTACTTTAGCACCATCTTCGAATTCCCATCCAGCGGCGCCATACTGCGATACTGTACAGGTTCTTCCTGATATTTTAGTAACATAATACGTTTTGCCGAGCGAATCTGTACCAGACATTCTCATCTCGCCGACCGTTTTACCACCTTCTATTGCAGTAACAGAAGCTGGAGTAGATGTAACTAAACGACACAAACCGGTACCTTGTGCATTAGTTATTTCGAATATTTTACTACCTTTCTGCTGAACGATATCACCACCAGTGATATTCGAAGATCCGCTATCACTATCGTGAATAAATGAGTCAAATAACACTGCATCATCGGTAGTGGTTGTTAATGTTGCTGTTGCTGTTGCTGTGTTTGATGTATTAAACGTATGTCCACTAAACGTTACACCTGCACCAGCACCTGATGTACTTGCTTGTCCTGGGGTTTCTGTTGATGCATATCCAGTGCCAGGAGTAGTAATCGAAACTCCACCTGCATCGATCACGCCACCTGTTTCTGCAGTTACCGTCAATACAGCAGCAGTACCACCAGTTGCAGGTGCATCTAATGTAATTGTGTCTGTTGCAACATATCCAGCACCACCTAATGCCACGACGATAGCAGTTAAGCCACCGCGGTCTTCAAAAGTTAGCGTTGGTGGTGATGTATAACCTGAGCCCGGAGTAATGCCAGTATTAAATCCTACTACTGTATCTCCTGTAACAAGTACTGTAGCCACTGCTTGTACCCCACCCTCTAAATCAGGTGCGCTAATTGTAATTGGATCACCTGTTCCGTATCCAGCTCCGCCTGTAATTCCTGTTATAGTGGTATCTAAACTTTCGCCGCCGATTCCACCAGTATTAGTATTACCGAATTTTCTTTTATCTATTGGTCTTCCCATTTTTGTTTCTCCTTATATATAT